TTTTATGGTATCAGAAGCAGCGTGATAGTACAGAACTGCATCGTCAACCTTGCCAGATATATCAAAATTGACACCAGCTACCGCAGGTCCTTGTGGGCCTTGAGTTGCAACAGTGACAACGGTAGTGTCACCTTCATTTACTGTTACAGTATTTTTAGTAGTTGTAATGTTTACTGAAGTCATGCTGTATAACCTTCTGATACAAATATAGTACCTTCTAAATAATATTCTTTCAAACCACTTCCATTCGTAAGAGCAACATCATATTTTAAAACATTTGGACTAAATGTAGCAGTCTGAGTATCTGTCAAAGAAATATCAACTGTTCCTGCTGTTCTGTTTGTATAAACCACAGTAAAATCAGCAAATTTCGTGGTGCGTGTTTCTTCCCAAACTTGTGCAGCCACAGTAAAACCAGTTAAGTTTATTGCAGCATTGGTACTATCTTTGAATACAAGTTGAATACTATGATCTGATCTTCTTTGAACAGTCATATTATATGTTCCAGGTGCTATTGCCATAGTTAAACTTTAATAATGTACATCATAGCTACGTTACGTGGTCTGGACTCGCCTCCTTCACTTGCTACGCTTACTGACACATTAGTAGAAACAGAAATACCAGTATTGGCATTATTAATAGCATTATCTCTAGTTGCAGAGTTATTACTACCAGTAAATTGATTACCTCCATCGTCTTGGTTTCCATAACCTCTAGCGTTATGTTTGTGACCTGGATCGTTTACATTTGAGGTTGCATTTGCGTTAGCACCGTGACTGTGAGATTGGTTTTGTGCTGTCTGATTACTAGCAATACTTCTTCCCGAATCAACCCCTCTACCATTATCAAAACCTCTAACAAACTCACCCCTCAAATCAGGTAAATTAAAAGTAGTGCTACCATTTCCTGTTCCGTATTGCGTTCCAATTAATGCAAATAAAGCTGCAAAAGTAGATCTGCTGACTGCTGTGCCGTTACACTCTAAATAACCACTTGGAATCGTTGCTACTGCTACACAAAAAACAGCACCAGTAGGAACACCAGCTACAATTTGAAAACTTAAATTTCCAGAATTATCTGTCTGAAGAAAACCTCCATCAACAATAGTCGGGGGTAAAGTCAACTCTACATTACCAGATAAAGCAGCAGGTGATTTTAAACCTACAAAACTGCTTCCATTTGAAGCTAACTCTCTAAATGTAATTCTTCCTTGATTTCTTACTGATAAGCTAGTGCTGTCTATAACAACTCTTTCAACTCCAGCAGTTGAAAAACCTATATTGTTAGCTCCAGATTGGAACATCCCTGTATCTGCATCTCCATTAAATGAAAATGCTGGAGAACCAGCAACCGATCCATCATCACCTAAAATCTGGCCTGTCATAGTACCACCTGATCTAGGCAATAAACCTAAATTTGTTTCATTAACAGAACCAACAGTTGTAAATCCGTTATTTGAAGCATTTCTAAGTTTTAAATTATTGTTATCACCAGTATCAACATAAGGCATAAAAGCTTCTGGGTTTGTCGGATCTGTACCACCACTATTAAGAGTTTTTATTGCATCAAAAACAGCATTAAGGTCACTTCTTACAGAAGCTCCTGACGCATTAGCTATATTGTAATCTGATACTTGGCTCATTTACAGAATACTTTTCTCCATATTACACCCCTTTACCATATCCTACAGCCGAAAATGTGAAAGATCTATCTACAAAACTTGTACCATTCTTAATTGTTACTGTGAATCCTGAACTAGAAACATTTGTAATAGTAAAGAAATCACCTGATTGAGCGTTTTGTATTGTAATTCCAATAGAAGGAAGAAAAGCATTTGCTCCTCCCAAACCAGAAGTTCCGACAAAAAATGGTGATCCAAATGTTATTGTCTTACCAGATGCGGATGTTCCAGATTGCTGCGGTGCAGTAGATGTTCCGCTTCCTATTTGATAATTTTGTTCTGTTCTAGATTGAAACTCTGCTGTATAACCTGCTTGCTGCACGTTCATATTTTGTGCTGTATTAGTTGTTTCAAGTAAAAGTTTAAACTTAAATCTACGACCTTTAAATGTACCATTAGCAAAGTTATTAAACGCCCCAAAAGATCCTGATGCTGTTTGTGATGTTGCTACTTGTATCTGACAGTTAGCTTCATCTGCTGCTTGCCCATCAAAATTACCATTAAGAGCATAATTATCCCAAAACGATCCACTCGGTATTAAAGTTTCTATATCTGTTCCTGTGACAAAACCAACAGAACGAATTACTCTTTTTAAATCAAGAGAAAATACAGCACCTAAATCTAAAATATCTTTAAAATCATATTGTCCTTTTAAACCTCTATCTATAGATACATTTCCATTCGTAACAACACTGTTAGGAGATGTAATTGTCAAAGTATTTGCGTTGGGAACAGAAATAACAGTATATTCATTAGTTATAGCTTGGCCTCCAGTAAAGTTAAATTTTAATCTTTCACCTACAGCTATACCATGAGATGTGCTAGTAATTGTTATGACCGTACCAGCTACTCCAACATTACCATTGTTCTGAATATAAGTTCCTGTCTTTACAACTGAAGGATCAGTAAGCTGTAATGCACTAGCAGTATTACTAAATGTTGTATTAGTTTTTGTACCTTGAAATGCAGGGTTATCTAAATCTTCCCTGTCTTGCAGAATAACTTGAGTATCAACTAAATCAGGTAAGTCTTGAATAATAGAAGTTTCTCCAACGCTAAAATTACCTTGATCGTCCTGAAATTTTAAAATATACTCTCCTTCTAAACTCGGTAAAACCACATCTGTAGTATTACCAGCAAGAGCAGTAACAAGGTCAACAGAATTTTGGAACGTACCGCTTCCATCCGTCAGATTACTGTGCCTTACATAAACTCGTCCTCCATGAAGAACATCTGGATCAACAGCTTGAGTCCATCTCAACCTTACTAATTTATTAGTAATCGGTTCCATAGATAAGTTTTGTACATTACCAGGTGGATCTGTTTTACCTACAGCATTAAAAGTAAGATCAGTAGAAGTTGCTGAAAGTTTTAATCCTGAATTGTAAGAAAAAACTCTAAATTCATAAGTTCCAGCTTCGGTATTTAATATCTCAAAATCAGGTCTAAATACAATTTCACTTACCCAGTTAGTACTGTTAAATCTATATTGAACAAGATATTGACTGACACCTGTAACCGAAACCCAAGACAATATTAGTTTTGCAACAGCTAAAGCATTTATAACAACAATTCTCTCTGATGCCTGTAAGTTTGCTGGTGGTTCTTTTAACTGATTTAACAATGAAATATTTCTTGCAGGTAAACTAATACCTTGCTCAATATTTGCGTATTTTCCATCAATATAAGTAAGTGCTGTAATCGTAAAATTAATACCATCTTGTTCTTCAACAGTTATTACTCTAAAAGTTTGAGCCTCTAGTGTAGAACTTTGAATAAGCCAGATGCTATTAACATTTGGTGTCGTAGATAAAGCAGAATCTAAAGTTATGACGTTGTTGATAATACCTGTAATGTTCTTTGTTTCTACTGATCCATTTGGCATTATTACACTACATTTTTTATTAGTGCCAGTAAAAGTATTTAAGTCAACAATATTATCTACAGTAATAGTTGTAGTTGTAGCAGACTTTATTCGACCACTTCTACGCTCTCCTCCTCTAACTGGATCATTGATAGAAATTACAGATCCAGGTCTTACAATCGCTCCAGAATCTATTGACGTTGTAAATGTAACTATTTCAGACTCATTTTGCTGGCTGAAGAGTATTGCTTTTCCAAGTCTTTGAGCTTGTCCACGAGAAGTACAAGCAAAAGCTTTTATGTCCTTTTTTATTATGCCTAATTTAGCTTGTGCAGTAGTATCTTCTACAACTTCGTAATCTATTTCTCTACTATCCATATTAAAATAACTGACATTTATTACTGTATTTCTCTGTTTCAAGCTACTACCTGAATAACTAAAACCACCTTCACCTACATTTGCCAAACTAAATAAATATGTTGGATCGGTTGGTCTATCCTGAGATATAAAAACAGAACCCTCAGACCAGATAGGAAAACATCTCATCACTCCAGCTAACTCATTTATTAACTTAAATGCGTCTGAAGACCCTTGAATATTTACATTGCAACTAAATCTTGCTTCTTGACCACCAAATCCGTCATCTACTAATTCATTTGCATATTTACTAGCTGCAATAAAACTAAACAAATCAAGATTAGAGTCTTTGATATGTGTACCAAATCCATATCTTTCAGTAGTCAGAAGATCAAGCAGAATTAAAGCAGGGCATGAACACCATTGGGCTGAACCCATCGTTCCATTAAATATGTATCCACTTGGATAAACTATTCTTCCTGTCTGTAAGTCAACAGTAGGAGTGCCAGAGTTAGATGCACCTGCTCCTGGGATTCTTACTTTTACTCCACGAATACGATATGACCTGTCAGGTATAGCACTAAATTGTTCAGAGTCTATTCGTAAATTTGTATAAGCACTATTTGGATAAGTTTGTTTATCATCAACAACTTCAGTAATACTTGTAAAAATTAAATCGTTTTGTAGCTGGCTTGAAGAACTATCACCAGTTACTCTTACAACTCTAACATCAATAGGAAAAGCACCTGTAAAAGAAACTCTATATTGTTTTTGGTAAGCATCTGCACTTCTACCTGTAACCGTGTCGTCTATAACGTCAGCAAAACCACCACCGTTATACTGCACTTGAATTTTTAAATTAACAGAAGTACCATAAATATCTCCTTCATCATTAAATCTTTGTAGAGAAGGGAAAGTAACTACAATTTTTGCTGCGTCTACTGCTGTATTTGTTATCTGACGAGTAACAGAAGCAGAATTAGTAACTTTTACTCCGACATTAGATACAGATTCACTACCTTCTATACCTGGTATGTGAGTTTGGTTTGCTGTTCCAAAACGAGGTGTAAATTCTACATCTTGAAAATTAAAATCTGCTGGTTGTGGGTTAAGATTACTGGCATTTTTATTTAATACAGGAGTGTTATTTAAAAAAACATCTTTTAAAGCTGCATTATTATAAACTGAATTACCTTTGGTAAGCCCTAATTTAGATGGTGTAGCAAAACCTTCAATTTCTCCTTCTGATATAAGATCTTGTAAAGTTGCAAACTGTTTACTATTTAAAGTATCTGGAGCCTTAAAAGGTTTGGGTGGCTTTGGTGGTTTAAATAAACCAAAAAAAGCACCTCTAATAATTTTATCTGTCATGCTGATACCTGATTAGTGTCAATTCCTGCTGAAATAAGAACCGATCCAGTTATTATTTCACCGTAGACTATGGGATGACTTGTTCCTGCTCGTGATGTATTTTGCACTCCAGAAAAACTAAAAGATATTCTAGGATCTTCTTCATCAGTAGGTTCTTCCGATGAAAATAACATATCATTTACACCTGATAACACTAATGCAAGACCGATATTTCCTAAAGCGACAGAAAAGGCACTAGCTCCTGCTGCTCCAGCGGTAAATCCCCCGAAACCTAAGGCTGGTGCTGCTCCTGGTAACGTAATCGCAACTCCAATTAATACTGCTCCTATAATAAATTTTCTAGCTCCTGATCCTGCTCCTGATATAGCTGGTACAAAATGTATATCTTGCCCTCCAACAGGATAATCAATTTCATCTTTATCAATATCATAATCACCTACGCTTACATGATAATTTTGAAGGCTCATGTGTTTTTCAATTCCTTCAAAGTTATGTATTAAAAAGCTAACTGCTTTTGCAACACTATCTACTTGAACCTCAAACTCTTTATGCCCTACAAATTCTGCTAACTTTCCATATAATTTTATTTTACGAAGCATAACGATACCTACCTCCTGTACATTTTAACAACCATTCAGAATAAGGTTCCTTACAAGATAGTCTATCGGTTAAATGATGTAATACATCTCCATCTAAAAATATTGCTACATGATTAAGTCCAGCACTACAAATAGACATAAAAATTAAATCACCATTTTCTAATTTTTCATCTGGTCTAAGTTTTCTAAATCCAGTTCGCCAAGCACAACTTTCAAACATTGGATTATCAACAAACTCATCATGTGTTAGAGGTCTTTCCCAATCTCTTAATTCAATATTTTTTGTTTCTTTATACCAATCTCTTACTAAAGACCAACAATCGGTAACACCCCAAACCCATTGCCTTCCAAGTAAAGGTGCTTTATAACCTGATGGTTCAAGATAACCCCACTCTTCTGTTTTTGGATTAACAATATGCCAAGGTAATCCACTATCTTCACAACTTACTTTATCTGCCTGACTTGGTACGGGTGGATTTAAAGGGTGGCTATGGATGACAGCAATAATATCACCTGTATTATCTGCTTTTACATAATCTTCTGGATTTAATATAAACTCTTGGTAACTGGTTATAGCTAAATTTTGACAGGGGTAATATCTTTTCTTACCTTTAATATTTAACAAAAGACCAACAGATTCTTTTGGGTCTTGGTCTTTCGCATGAAGCAACGCATCTTGTTTCCAATCCATCAATTAAACGTACCAATACTAGGAAATAAAGCACGAGTGCATTGTCTTTTCGGTGCTCGAACCCCTGCCATATCTAAAGAAGCTGCTAATTCAAATTCTACTACTTCTCTATTTTCTGCGGATTTTCTATCTATTGTAAATACCTGACGTTTAAACTCTGCTGAAGGATCTGGTGTACCAAGTGGATTTGTATTACCAGGAAAATTTATAGCATCTAAAAACCTTGCCATTGTTCTTATTCTTGTAAAAGTAGCACCTGTTAAATCATTACCCCTTGTTACCTGATTTACACTTACTAAGATAGATGAGATTAGTCCTGTAGCATTACTAACTCTTAATTTAGGACGAGGTAGTTGTCCACGCTGATATGCAAAACCTGTAGCTTCTATAGGAAATCTAAGATAGGTATTACCAGCAAAAACAATTTCACCATTAGCATTTAAGTTCGATCCTGCATGAAATCTATAAATGGTAGTTGCACCATGTAATGCGTTATCTAACTGCAATACAAAAAGCTCAATAATCGCTGAAGGATTAATCTTTTGAACTTCACTAAAAACAGGATCAGTGCTCATGGTTCAAATACTTGTCTAAATGTAACTTGCACTGTTGCTCTGTTTAAATATGGTATTGATTTACTCCATGCTTCGCAAACAAATTTAGATGAACTAGCTTCACCAGGAGGTTGAAAGTCAAAACTAGCACTGTCATTAGCACGGGCATCAAGAAAGGTTTCTATAGTATCTGCTTCTGTTTCTGATACTTCAAAAGTAAAGTTAAATACTTTTGGATTTTGATGTTCTGCTATTCCAAATAAAATTCTATGTTCATACCCATCAGCAAAACGAACCGTGCGTGTTAATGGTGCAGATCGTTTCTGTTGCCCGTATTTAGGTTGGATCGAGGGAAAAGTAGCCATTATGCAAGTAAACCTCCAGGTCTTTGTTGCTGTACTATTTCAGATTGTACTGCTGCGGAAATAAGACGGCCAAGTTCTCTGCCACCTTGTTCATCACCTTCAACATTCGATCCAGAGGCATCTACATTCACTACTACATTTGTAGAGCCACCAAGAGCATGATTGGGTGTAATCATTCCTGTTGATTTAGGTGTAAATAATTCTGGTCCTTTTTCTCCTACAACAAAACTACGACCTCCTTGAACTGGTCCTCCTTTTGCTCTTTCTGGTATTTTCTTTTTATTCTCACCAAACATTCCGAGGACTGAACCGAATAATCCACCGCCACCTCCGAGCGATCCCTGCATATTACCAAAGAAAGCCATATTAAATGATGCGTCTATCAGTTTATTTAATACATTACTAAGAACATCATTTAAAGTGGACGTTCCACGGATCATACCCTGTATTCCTTGCGATATGTCAGTTGCTATTGCTTGCGACATTCTCTCAAATGCTGCTGCTGACTCCTCTGCTAACTGTCTTTGTTTTTGTAGTTGATTAAGTCTCATTTCATTTGCAATAAAATCTTCTCTATTAAAGTCAATTTTTTTCTCTTCTAATTCTCTCATTTTTACCTCTATAGCAAACATTTCGGCTGTTAAGTCTCTATGCTTTTCTAAAAATGCTACTTCGTCAGTAGTTTCCTTCATAGTTGCTTTTGCTATTTTTTCCTGTAAGTCTTTTGCTTCAGTTATTTTATCTTCTATGTCTAATACCTTCTGTCTTTTAACTAACATTTCAGTTAGTTGAGGAAAACTGGCTTTAACTTTGGAAAAATTACCAGGTGTGCTTTTTTCGGTTATTAAGTTATTAATTGCTGTTAGTATTGGGTCATCATTTGTATTCTGTTTTGCTTTACCGATAGTTACATTTCTATCAATGGTTTCTGTAAGAGACTTAAATATGCCTGATGAATTTATGAGATTAGCAAATCCTGCTTTCATTTGAGTCATTAATCTACTAAAACTATTAACCAAATCTGTTGTATCTTTACCAAACTCTTCTAAAGAAGCTACTCCTTCTTTACCTACTAAATTAATCATTTTTCTTCTAGCCATTTCAAACGCAGCCTCTTCTTCCCCTAGTCTTTCAAGTAACTCAATTTGCTTTTGAAACTCAGTTCCCGTTATTCCTAAAGCAGCCGTAAGTGCTTTTATATCTTTAGTAGCAGGGTTAAGTGCTTGTCCTAATTTTGATGCTTCAATTCCAAATTGCTGTACTGGAGTGATAAGAGATGTTGCAAGTAAACCTCCTGCAAAACCTCCCATTTGACCACCAACTAAAGATCCTATTCCACCGCCTAATGCACCAGCAGCACCTACTAATGGTCCTTGTCCGAATAGTAAAGGAAAAGCACCAGAAATAATAGCACTACTAGCAGCACCAGCAAAACGATTTCCTCCTGTAGTGCTTCCTCCAGGAAGTGCTTTACCTCCTTCTAGGTTTCGTTGTTTACTTAATTGATCTGTCTTTTGTTTTTCAAGTTGAAAACTCTGTTTATCTAGCTTTAGTTCATTTTGTTTAACTTTTAAAAGTGCTAAGTCATTCTTAAGTTCTAAATTAGTTATTTTTAATTTTTCCTTACTTTCCTGTGCAGCCTGTCTACTCGCTTTACCACTCAATGCCATTCTATTTAGCTTGGTGATACGCTCTTCTAAAGCTTTTAACTGAGTCTTAGCTTGTTTTAAATCTATTTTTATGTTGACTTCGTAATTAGAGCCAGCCACTATTTTTTAAAAAACATTATTTATACTTTAGCGTACCTTACGATATTGAGCT